AATTTTCAAAGACTCATCAGCCACTTTGGTAGGTGGGACAGTATTTAATATAAAATAAGCAGTTTATACTCATGCTTAGGAGTTCTTATACTATTTTTCTTTTTGCCTAAATAGGGAGATTATGAAATAATAGTATAAGTAAAAACAGTTAAATGTTCTGTATGTATTGTATTTTTAGTCAAAAAGGTTGATTGTCTTCCAACCACCTTCCTGCTTATACAAAGTATACTTACCATTACTATTAAGTCCTACATTGAGTTTATCCCTATCTCTAAGAATATCTTCTTCTGTATATCCTTCAGTTGAATAACCAAAGTGACAGAACTTAATATTACCATCATTATCCTCAAATGCCAAAGCATTAAAGACTTCACCTGTTTGTGAATTAACACATTCAGCATACTTGGGATTTCCATTCTCCTTAGCAAATGCTAATAATGACCAATTCTTCTCTACAGTTACTCCCTGATAGTCCTTTTCATTCTTGGTTGTTTCTGCCATAATGTCTGTCTGTCCTCTATTTAACAGTATGGATGACATATATTCTTTTTGGTTTATTGAATATATATTTGACATATATAACTCTATTGTCATCATTATAGAGTTATATTGATAATTATCGTATAATGGTTATTTTGATTAATACTATACATTATTAATATATATACATTATTAATATATACATATTATAATAACAGTATTGTCAAAATAACCAGTGCTAGATGTTTAAATTACATCAGAAGAAAGCCCACATGGGGCTTTTGACTCTTAGAACAACTTGATTGTTGCAAGAGTCTTTGCATTATCCTTCATAATAATGCCATAACCATTGTCAGCAGAATGTGTGACTTCCATCTCATTTTGGATGAGGCTGACGATGGCTTCAGGTTTTGCATTTGCTCCTAAATCATTCAGCTTCTTTGCTGAATTGCAGGAGAATACTAAGAAGGAATGGCCTTCAATTTCTTTAGGCAGACGGATGTATTTAACTGGCTCCGTCGTTTGAATAATAGTCTCACCTTCTTTGACTTTGTAACACTTTGTGGGACTAACCTTGATGCTGACATCCATTCCTTGGAGTGCAAACATCTTACCAAATTCACTAATTGTCATGATTCTTACGGTTTATTGTTTTGTGGCAATCAAGCTGTTTGCAACAGCAACGTGGGGTGCCAACCCCAACCGTCAAATACAAGGGGGGGTATTGGCTGCCTATCCTTCCCTTATACAACTAAAAACACAAATAAAAAATAAAAAATAAATTTTTTTAAAATAAAATTTAAAAATTCCTAAAAACTATAAGTATTTTACTTATATATTTGCATATATCAAAACTATTATCTATATTTGCAGCACCTTATATCTTACTTAGATATATAAGGAGGCTTATTTTAGGTGCAAATGTCCCCAAGCCAACATAGGAGAATAAAGGGTACTATAAGTAGGGCAGAGGTAATTGGGGCTAGAGATAAAAGAGATAGAAAAATATTATATAACCGCCGTTTGAAACTAAAATAAGTAATACCAGGGGGCTTAATTGGTGAATTGCTCCAGGTCTCTTTATATATTAAAGATTAATAAGTATAAGGAAAAAGGGAGAAACTATGTCTAATTTAAAACTAGGTATTATGAGAAGAGTATATTACAAACTGGTTATTAAGGATGGAGTTACACATATAGTAGTCAATGAAGATACTATGTATGCTGAAAATATGAAACTAAAACCTTTGTTAAAAGGAAAAGTTTATCATATTAACAAAATTTAATACAAAATATTTGGAGGTTATAAAAATACTCTTTATATTTGCAGTGTTTTAAGGAGCTTCCTTAGCTCAGTAGGATTAGAGTAGCTGCCTTCTAAGCAGTAGGTCATGAGTTCGAGTCTCATAGGAAGTACATCTCTCAATCACAGTCTAAAGTGTTAGACATTGCTTTTTGGTGTAATGGTAAGCACACAAGTTTTTGGAGCTTGGAGTATAGGTTCAATCCCTATAAGAGCAACATTAGTTACGGTTGTTTTCATGGTTTCTAAATTTTATTTGGTTTGACAGAACCCTTCTTTTAGGGAGTTAAGAAGTAAAAGAAACTCCCCATTTACTCTCTTAGTTCAGTGGTTAGAGCACCAAGCTTATACCTTGGGAGTCATAGGTTCAAATCCTATAGAGAGTACAAATAAATGGAGATTATGTAAATATGAGTAATTATGAAAAGAGTTCTTAATTTAATGAAAAAAGTAGCTAAAGGTTATTTAAATATAACTGCAAATACTTATACTTATTTAGGTACTTCAGGAACAGTATTTATGAATAACTTTAATAAGTAGTTTAGGATTAGTGCTAATTGCACTATCCTTTTTAAATTAAGAATAAAATTAAGAATTAAAATTATGTATGAAGATTTTAAAATATATGGACCTTATAAAAGAAAAGATGGTAGAATGCATATTGTACTAAAAAATAATATAAGTACAAAGACAATATCATATCCTAAATATCTGATGGAAATTAAATTAAATAGATATTTAAATTCTAATGAGACTGTAGACCATATAGATAGAGATTTTACAAATAATTCTTATGATAATCTTAGAGTAATTGATAGGAGTTTACATATAAAAGAAGATGTTAAAAGAAATAAAGATATTAAAGTAAAATGTGCTTTTTGTGGTAAAGAGTTTATTGTAAAAGGAAGCACAATAAATTATAGAAATAGAATTGATAGATATCAATCTGGATACTTTTGTTCTAAACAATGTAGTGGACTATATGGTAAACAAGTACAAGAAACTGGGATTAGACTTCCTAGAAAAGAAAGAGTTAAAGTAAATAAATATATAAACAAAAATGGCTCCATAATCGAATTGGTATAGATGGCAGACTTAAACTCTGCTCCTCATTTTGAGGGTATGGGTTCAACTCCCATTGGAGCTACCAGTTAATTAAAGTATTAATTAAAAGATATTAATTATGGCAAATAATAAAATGTCAGCAGAGCAATTAAGATGGCAAGCAGAGGATGATGCTAGAACAATGGCAAGATACCAAGAAATAATGGGTGATTCCAAAAGAAAATCTGCTGCTATTAAACAAGCTAGAACTGAGGCAGCTAATTTAGAGAAGAGAGCTAATGCAATGAAAATGGCTGCTGGAGGTAAATTAAAGAAGAAATAATAATCTACGATATTTAAGATACTTTTCGGTTATTGAATTTTGGTATCTGTGGTTTGTGAAAATAGCAGGTACATTTGCTTCCTTAGTTCAGTGGTAGAACACTTCATTTGTAATGAAGTTGTCGTGGGTTCAAATCCTACAGGAAGCTCAGGAAGTTATTAAGAAAGCATTGTTCATTTGCAGCAGGATAACACTCATTGGGACACAATGAACACCTCAGAGGGAGCTGAACCTCTTAAAATAATAAGCTATATAGGTAGTCCATGAATGAGGGTCACAGCCAAGGTATACTGTGAATACCTGAGTACCAATGCCCAAATCTCAGGTAAATCGTGGAGTGTAGCAAAGGTAGCTTTTTAGGCTCATAACCTAAAGGTTGGAGGTTCGAGTCCTCCCTCCGCAACTAATTAAATTTGCTAATATGGGAGAAGAAAAATGCAAAGAAAGATGTAAATTGGCTTATTCAAACACTTTAATGAATTTAGCCAAAGTAATTAATGAATTGGGAATTCCTAAAGAGAATATCATTCAGGTATTCAAACAGGATGAAGGTTATTGTTTAATGTATTATATGTAGCAATGGAAGAAGTAAAGAAGAAAGAAATACCACTTATGTCCTTAGAGGAGTTTAAGGACTACTTAATAAGTAATGGAAGAAAGAATGTAAGTAAGGAGTATGAAGAGAAGTTACAGGAAGCTCTTGATATTAACAATCAGCTTAATTTACTTTCATATAATTATAACAATAAGTATAAGTCTATTAGAAGGGCTATTAGAAGAGGTCATCTTACTGTAACTGGAATTATAGTTCCTAAGAGACCCTTCAATAATAGAAAACATACTCTTGGAAGAGGAATTAATATAAGAAAGAAGGAAATATATGGAGCACTCAAAAACAAGCAAAGAGGAATACAATAATGAGCCTGTATATTACTGTAGAAAATGCCTTTCTTTAAGAATAAGAGGAGCTGAAGGTATGGATTATTGTGATACTTGTGGTTCTACGGATGTAGAAAAAACAAGTGTGGAAGATTGGGAGAATAAATATAAACAAAGATTTAATCATACATATTTGGAGGAGTATTAATATGGAAGTTAAAATGGATGCTAAAAAGGCTGTAAATACAGAAGAAAAGTCTTCAAAACTTACTTATGAACAGTTGGAAGCTTTGGCTCATCAACTTAGTGAACAATCAAAGCAGTTGGCTATTAAGTTACAACAGGCTAATATGCTTAATACTTTCAAGAGAGTGGATTACTTGTTTAAAGTAATTGAAAACTCTGATAAATTTAATTCAGACTTTGTAATTAAGTCTTCTGAAGAGATTGAGCAATTTCTTACTATTCCTGAAGAAGATTCAGAAGATTCAGAAGAAACTAAGGAGTAATTTAAAAGTGAAGAGGCATGAAGAAAGCAAATAATGTTATTAGAATACCTACTTCATTGAGTGGTAATTTCTTTAAATACTGGTTCTTATTTCTGAAGCCTTTCCATAAATTAGCAGATAGAGAAATAGATGTTGCAGCCAGTTTTGTAAAACATAGATATGAACTTAGTAAAGTAATTCAGGATGAAGAAATACTTGATAAAGTAACTATGGGTGAGGATACCAAAAAGAAAGTGAGAGAAGATTGTGGTATTACAATAGCTCATTTTCAAGTAATTATGGGTAAATTAAGAAAGAATAAAGTAATTATTGATGGTAGAATTAACCCTAAGTTCATACCTAATATTACAGGTGAAAATACATTTTCATTAATGTTATACTTTGATGATTTGAATGGATGATATTATTGAGAAAGTAGCTCTTGAACTCAATTTACCTTCTGAGTTAGTTGCTAAAACTTACAAGGCTTTTTGGAAGAGTGTTAGAGAATGCATTTCTCCTCTCCCCCTAAAGGAGCAACTATCGCCTGAACAATATAGTAAACTGACTACAAGTTTCAATATACCAAGTTTGGGGAAACTGCATTGTACCTATACTGAGTATATTGGAAAACATAAAAAATATAAGGAATTAAAAGATGCTGAATATAAAGAAAATTAGACCTATGTTTACAGCATTGATTACTACTACTGATAAGTATTCCAGTGATGAGAAGATTGGGGGTATAATCAATACAAAGAAAACAAAAGGGTCTTTGAAAGAATATCAAAGAGTGGTTGCAGTAGGAGATTCTGTAAGAAATATCAATGTAGGTGATGTAGTTATGATTAATCCTACTAGATTTGCTGTAAAGAAGCATCAAGAAGGCTCTTTGAAAGATGGTATTATTACAGATAATCCTGTAATTGAATACAGATTTGATATTGTAGAAATGAATGGAGAACAATATCTTTTGTTACAAGACAGAGATATTAGTTATGTGATAGAAGACTACGAAGAAACTGAAGATAAAACTTCAGGAATTATTTTACCAAGGGAAAAAGAACTTATTGTTTAATGATAAGCCTAGTCTATTAGTTTAGGCTAGGCTTATTTGTTTATAGATTATGAAATTAGTTAAATTTGAAAATTATCAACTTAGTATAGAGCCTGAGTTATTGCTACTAAAGCCTTTCAGGAAACTATATAATAGTGATAAAACTAAGGATAAAAATAAATTCATGGATTTTCTTACTATATTATACTTTGTATATGATACTAGAAGTGAGTATAATTATATAGTGGATGAAGACCAAAGAATAGAGGAAGTATGTAAATCTAATGGGTTTAACATTACTAAGTTTTCAAAGGAAGAGCAAGAATGTATAGATTTATATAAGAGTCTTACTTTTACTACATCATCCTTACTTCTACAGGATACAAAGATAGCAATTAATAAAGTAAGACAGTTTTTAAGAGATATAGATCTAACTCTTACTGATGATAAAGGCAAACCTTTATATACCATTAATTCTGTAACTACAGCCATTAAACAGATTCCTCAATTAGCAAAGGATGTAATGGAAGCTGAGAAGATGGTAGCCAAGGAAATAATGGAACAAGGCAGAGCTAGAGGAGGTAATGAAAATAAAGCAATAATGGAAGATGGAATATTGTTATGAAGATAGAAAGAATTATAAATACATTAAATAAGGTAATCAGTGCTTATAGAAGTAATAATAACTTAAGCGATGACCATAGTTTGGTGGTTTTAAGAAAGTTGGATAATACTAACTTTCATGCAATGAAAACTTATTCTATCAAACTTTTTTATACAGGATTGATTGACTATAACTCTTTGGTAGTTATAGATGTAGAAAGAACTGCAAGAATAGTTACTCCCACAGAGAAGGAGAGTGTTATAGAAGAATGTGAGGAGAAATTTATTACGAAGTTATTGACATTCATAAGTACATCAGAAGATCATAAGAAAATAATGGAGGGTACCTTTGATGGAGTTTAATGAATATCAAACCAGTATTAATGATTTAAGATTGGAAAAATGTCCTGAAGAGGTAGTAGAACAATTTTATGATTTCATTAATAATGTTCCATTAATTAAGTGGATGGTTTCTAAAGACAGACCTAGAGCTAAGGATTTACCAAGGGATTCTCAAGGAAAGATTATAGTGGATATTACACATCCTCATATTTTGGAGGATATGGATTATTTCAGACCTACTGCATTACATTATAAAAGGTACCATACATTGACTGATTTAAGACCTAATTCAAATCCTAACAGTGAATTTGGTAAATGGATTAGAGAGGAAGTAAGAAGATGTTTTGAGGGTTATATAAGAGAGAGTGATGGAGAATGGATTACTGGAGATATGTATTACTTTTTAAATTATTGTCCTATCCTGCTTTCTAAAGTAGTTGAAGGAAAGAAAGCATTAAGAATGTGGGACTTTCCTGAAATATGGGAAGGGCATTATTTAAAATTCCATTATATAGAACAGGCTAGAAATAATGGTCATCATGGGGCAGAATTAGCAGCCAGAGGTAAGGGTAAATCATTTACATTGGCTTCCTTAATGGCTAAGAGATTCATTTTAGGGGAATCCAAAGAAGTTAATAGAGAGGTTAAATGCTTGGCTACAGCTTATCAAAAGGAGTATTTAACCAAGGATGGCTTGTTGAATAAATTTCAATCTTATATAGATTTTTGTGCTCAGAATACAGAGTTTCCTAGAAAGAGATTAAAGAACTCTCTTCAGGATATGACATGGAAAATGGGTTATATAGACCTTGATACCAATACACAGAAAGGGACTTTAAATGAAGTAATTGGAGTTTCTTCTAAAGATGATGAATCTAAACTTAGAGGCAAGAGAGGCGTTCTCATTGCTATAGAGGAGTTTAATGGCTAGGCTCCCTACATAGTAATATGTAGTAAAAAACTGACCAAAATCGGTGGAAACCTTCAATAAAAATTATAAAATAATTTAGGCAAAATGGTTAATACCGAGGTAAATTGGAATAGTAAAGAATTCCAATCACTGTAACGCATAGAGATTGAACCTTTATAAAAATAAAGAATAAAATATCTCCAAGAGTGGTCAGCCCCTATTTATAGGGTGAATATGTATGCTGAACTATAGAAATGATAAATCTATAGAATTATAGGATAAAAAGCCTATAAGATAACATTTGTGGCTCATTTCCCAATTTATTGGATTTGTTTGGCACTTTAAGACCTAATGTAGAGGATGGCGATGCTGTTTTTGGATTAATATATATGCAAGGTACTGCTGGTGATGATGATTCAGACTTTGCAAGTGCTCAGGAAATTATGTATAATCCTTTAGGTTATAATATGCAATCCAATGAGAATGTGTATGATAAAGAAGGTCAGGGTAAAAAGAAATTTGTATTTTTCTTTCCAGGTTATATGAATAGAAAGGGAAGTTATGATGAAAATGGAAATTCTGATGTGACCAAAGCTCTTCTTGAAATATTAATGAACAGATATACTGTCAAATATAACAGTACCAATGTAAATGCAATATCAAAAACTATATCAGAAATACCTGTGACTCCTCAAGAGGCTATATTAAGAACCAAAGGAAATTTATTCCCTATCAATCAATTAAATGAAAGACTGAATCAAATTGACAATAATCCTAATGAATATGATGATGTTTATACAGGAGAATTGGTAATCAATAAGAGTGGTAAAGTTGAATTTACTCCTACCAATGAAATTCCTATTAGGGATTTTCCTTTAAAAGATAATACTGCAAAGGGGTGTTTGGAAATATTTCAAATGCCAGTTGAAAAAGATGGTAAGGTTAATCCTGAAAGATATATAGCTGGATTAGACCCTTATGATAATGACCAAGCAGATTCTATGTCACTAGGTTCAGTATTTGTATTGGATTTATTTACTGATAGATTGGTTGCTGAATATACTGGTAGAAAGGATTTTGCTGAAGATTTATATGAGATAGTAAGAAAACTTTGTATGTTCTATAATTGCAGATGTTTGTATGAAGCTAATAAGAAAGGTACTTTTGCTTATTTCAGTAAGATGAACAGTACCCATTTATTGGCAGATACTCCTGAATATTTAAGAGATAAACAATTAATCAAATATACAAGTTATGGTTCATCTGCTAAAGGAGTCAATGCTTCATTGCCTATTAATAATTATGCAAATACTTTGATAAGAGATTGGTTTTTAAAGCCTGTACCTACTATAGTAAAAGAGGGTAATGAAGATAAGGAAATAATGATTCCTAATTTGTATTTCATTAGAAACAGAGCATTGTTAAGAGAGGCTGTATTATTCAATCCTGATATTAATGTGGATAGAATCAGAGCTTTAGGTATGGTAATGTTATATAGGGAAGAAAAGATGATATTATATCAAGGTGATGTAAGAAGTAAAATGGAGAATAATGACAATAAAAACTATATGGGTAATGATGATTTCTTCAATACTAACTATGACCAGAGATTTCCACAATTAGCAAAAGGAGAAGAGGTTGATTATTAAATGACTTATACTATTGTTCATAATATACCTTTTGTTTATATTTGTGCAATAATTATATAAAGTAATAAATGGAACATGTAACAAGTTTACCTCCCCAAATGCTTTCTTATAGAAAGAAGAATAAAGCTTGGGTAAAGAAACACTTGGATTGGGCAGATTCCAAATCATGTGCAAACTATAGTCCTGTAAGAAAGACTGTAATGCATAAAAAGATTAATTATGACCTTTTAGGAGGCACTTTGCACATGTCTGATTTGGAATTAATATTGAATCCTGCTGGTATTAAGGCAGATTTTATACCAGATACTATACAACATTATCCTATAATAAACAGTAAACTGAATATCCTTTTAGGAGAGGAGATAAAGAGAACTTTTGATTATAGGGTAATAGTTACCAATCCTAATGCTATTTCTGAAATTGAGAATAATAAAAAGCAAGAACTCTTGTCAAGATTGCAAGAGTGGGTATCCAATAATAGCCAAAGTGAAGAGGAAGCTCAAAATAACTTACAAAAGATAAATGATTATATTACCTATGAATGGCAGGACTTTAGAGAAGTAAGAGCAAATGCTCTGTTAAATCATTATGTAAAGGAATATAATATGCCACTGATGTTTAATCAAGGATTTCTTGATGCAATGGCAGTAGGTGAGGAATTATATTTGGTAAGTGCAATAAGTGGGGAACCTACAATCGAGAGATTGAATAATATGAAAACCACTATATTGATGTCAGGAGTTTCCAATAGGGTTGAAGATGCTGATATGATTATATTGGAAGATTATTGGAGTCCTGGAAGAATAATAGACACTTATTATGATGTACTTTCAAAAAATGATGTAAAGAAGATAGAAGAATATACAAGTGGTCATAAGGCTAATGTAGATTCAATGGATAACATTGATGAAAGATATGGTTTTGTAAGAAAGGATTTGGTGTCAGAGATAGATACTGATGAATTGTTTATTGCAGACCCATTTGGAGCATTAACCAATAATAGTATGTTGCCTTATGATATGGCTGGTAATATAAAAGTCTTAAGAGTATTTTGGAAATCAAAGAGAAAGATTAAAAAGGTTAAATCTTATAACCCTGAGACTGGAGAAGAAGAATTTAATTTCTATACTGAAGATTATGTCATTAATGAGGATTTAGGCGAAGAAGAGCAGATATTCTACATCAATGAGGCATGGCAAGGTACTAAAATAGGTGATGATATTTATGTGGATATGGGGCCTATGCCTGTACAATATAATAGATTAAGCAATCCTTCAAGATGTCACTTTGGTATTATAGGCAATATATATAATTTCAATGATGACAAACCTTTTAGTATGGTGGATATTATGAAGCCATATAATTATCTTTATGATATGGTGCATGATAAGTTAAATAAACTTATAGCAAAGAATAAAGGTAAGTTGATTAAGATGGATTTTGCCAAAACTCCTAAAGGATGGGATGCTTCCAAATGGATTTATTTTATTGAATCCAATGGCATTATAGTAGAAGATTCATTTAAAGAAGGCCAAGGAGGTGCTGCTCAAGGTAAGTTGGCAGGAGGATTGAATAATGCCTCTACAGGAGTGGTTGATGCTGAACTGGGAAATAGTATTCAATCAATGATTAACACCCTTGAATATATTAAGAATGAAATGGGTGAGGCTGTAGGCATCAGTAAACAAAGAGAAGGCCAAATAAGTAATAGGGAAACTGTAGGTGGAGTTGAAAGAGCTACCTTGCAATCTTCTTATATTACTGAAACCATATTTGCAAAGCATGATGATTTAAAGAGAAGAGTTTTAGAGGCTTTCTTGGAGCAGGCTAAAGCTTGTTTGAAAGGAAGAAACAAGAAATTCAACTATATACTTGGCAATGAAGTACAAATGCTTGTGGATATAGATGGGGATGAATTTGCTGAAAATGATTATGGTCTTGCAGTGGATAACAGTAATGGTATCCAAGAATTAAGTCAGAAGTTGGATGGTTTGGCTCAAGCTGCTTTACAAAATCAAGCATTGAATTTCTCTACTATAATGAAGTTGTATAGCTCTATATCTATAGCAGAGAAAATCAGATTGGTTGAAAAGTCTGAAAGAGATATGCAAGAAAGAGCTGCACAAGAACAACAACAACAAATGCAGTTACAACAACAGCAAATTGAACAGCAAGCACAATATCAACAGCAGCAATTACAGCAGGCTGACACTCTTAACTCAAGAGATAATGAGACTAGAATATTGGTTGCTCAAATTAATTCTCAGGCTGAGGCTGATAGATTGGCTCTAATGAATGGGGATGATGAAAGTGCTTTAAACAGAGAAAAGTTAGAAGAAACCAAAAGACAGTTTGATGAAAAACTTAAATTGGATAAAGACAGACTTTCCTTTGATAAAAATAAAGCAAAAACAGATGCTGAGTTAAAAAGATTAAGTATTAATAAGAAACCCTCAAGTAGTAAATAATATGAAGAAATTAATGGGTATAGTAGTATCACAGAATAAACCTGATACTAATGAAGTATGGCTTCATAATGGTAGAGTGGAATGGTTTTCCAATGGTACTTGGATAAATACAGATGCTTCTTTGGAGAAATATAAGGAAGAAGTAGACAGCACTAATAAAACTATTAATGCAACTATTGAAGCATTGACCTCTGAGATTAAAAAGCTTCAAAAGAAAGTAAGTGCTTTGGAAAAAGAAAATAATGGTTAAGTCTTAGGGCTTAACCATTATATTTATAAATAAGATTGAATTATGTCAGGAATAATAAAGAAGTTACAGGATAAAGATTTAGTAGGAGGAATCAATTCTACAGATGTATATCCTATCACACATGTAAGGGCAGTGTATGACAATAGTAATTCTTCCATAGAAGAACTTGTATCTTTCTTAAAAACAAAAGGTATGACTTGTATGGGGGAAGCTACACCATATTCTGACCCAGGGATACCTCAATTTCCTGTATTTTATATAGCCCTTTCAGGAGGTAGGTATGTTAATTTTGGTAATATTGATGTAGAAAATGGTACCTCCTTTTTATTTTATAGAAATGGAAGTTGGTCTGCTATTTCAATAGAGGACTTTCTTTCAATAAGTCAGAAGTATCTTAGAAAAGACCAAGATGATACTTCAGAAGGTATAATTACCTCAAAGAAAGGTTTTGAAGTAGGCAATTATGTAGAAGGAAGTAGTGGAGCTATTTTCAATATAAGCAATGACAGTGAGAAAACCACTTACTTGGAGTTGGATAAACTTAAAGTAAGAATGAAGGCTTACTTTGAAACTCTTGAAATAGTCAATGTAAATTCTGTAGGGGGAAAGCAGATTATATCTCCTGGAGGTTCTATAGAATGTAGTTCTGTAGAAACCTTTAAAAATGAAGGATATTATAGATGTCATTTTCTTAGAGAGCAGGATGGCAGTAAAATTGAGAATAGATTCCATGTAAATGACCTTGCCTATTGTAAGAATTTCAATGTGGCAACTGGAGTTTCAAATAATATATCCAGTAAGTTTTATTGGAGAAAGGTAGTAGGTATAGGAGAAGATTATATAGACCTTTCTATAAGTGTTTGTGCAAGTGATTCAGATGTTCCTGAAGCAGGTGATATTATATGTCAAAGAGGTAATACTTCTGACAAAGACAGACAGAATCTTATAGAGTTTTCCTCTGTAGATGAGTACTCTCCTTCCATTATATTGTATCAGGATATTAATAGTTTCAGTATGACCAATTTGGATGGGTCTTCAAAGGAACTTATAGCTTATGGGTGCAATAAATCATCAGATAATGGTAAAACAAAGGGTAATGCTTTCTTTAGAGTATATGGTGATGCTTATATAGGTGCAAAGGATGAAAGTACTTATTTTAAGTATACTCAAGAAGGAGGAGTGGAGGTTGTAGGTAAAATTTCAAGTGAGTCTACTATAGGGAATAAAACTCTTGAAGAGTATATTCTAGGGGTATCAAAAGAAAACTTAAATGACTTTACAAATACAGTACTTGGAGACCAATTAAAAGAAATTCAAAAACAGGTTGATGGCTCTATTGAAACTTGGTTTTATAAAGGAACACCAACACTTGGTAATTCTCCTGCTATAGATTGGATAGCATATAATGAATATGAAGAAGAGGACGTTGAAAAAACTACCACTAATTATAATACACATCTAGGTGACTTATATTATGACCAAGATACTGGTAAATGTTATAGATTCCAAATACTTGAAACTACTGTAGACCCTGAAACTGCTGTAGAAACCAATGTATATGGATGGAATGTAATTACGGATACTGACATTGAAGCAGCAATGAAAGCTGCTAATGAAGCACAGGATACAGCAGATTCCAAACGCAGGGTGTTTGTAAACCAACCTACTAAAGATAATGAATATGATGAAGGAGATTTATGGGCTAATTGTATATATCCTTCTGATGGAAATAATAAAGGAAGTATATATAATAATGAGCTTTTAAGATGCCAAACAGCTAAAAAGGCGGGTGTTGATTTTGATATAAAACATTGGACTAAATCATCAACTTATGTAGAAAATAGCTTAAATGATTTCAAATCTACATATTCAGCAGAGAGGGATACTATATTAAATCAGTTAGATAAAAAAGCTGAAACTTGGTATCAAGATACTGACCCTTCTATTATATGGACTGATGCTACAAGTAAAGAAGAGCATGTTGGGGATTTATGGTATAATACTGATGTATCCAGTAAAGATTACGGTAAAACATATAGATGGAATGGAGAAGAATGGGAGCATCAAAATATACCTAAAGAGATATTTGATACTATAGATGGCAAAACTGAAATATATTTTTCAAAACCAAGCTCTTATAATGAGGGGGATTTATGGTTTCTTGAAGATACATATACTCTTTCAAAAGAAAAAATTATATATTCTGAGGGAGAAATGATGGTAGCCATTAAAACATCTGATTCTTTTAATTCTGAAGATTGGGAAAAGAAAGTAAGTTATACTGATGATTCAAAAGCTAAGGAAGTTGAAAAATCTCTTAATGCTCTTGGTGAGGGATTAGGTTCATTGGATGCTCTTGCTACAAGTTTAAAGAAAATTCTTGAGGATGCTTTCTCTGATGGTGTAATAGAAGACTCTGAAATTACTAAAATTAATAGAGCTAAAACTCTTATAGGTACTATAGTAACAGAAATAGAAAGTTCCTATGCAGACGTTTACACAAGTAGCTTTTTAGTAGATGAGGATAATAATGATATTGCGGAGAAGGAGAATTTATATAAAAAATATACAGCATTTAAAGCCAGTACTGACGATTTATTAAATACCATTGATAATATCATAAAGGAGGGGGAAATAACAAAGAGTGACAGTGACCTTGTACTATCTAAATATGATACATTTCATACTGCTTATGTTAATTTTAATACTGCCTATGATGCCGTTTCTGCAATAATAGATGAATATATTGAGAAAATTAAGGGATATGAGAAGATTATAGGTAAAGAAGGGTATTTAACAGCTGCTCTTAGAGATAATAGTCTTACTGATGGAGGTCTTTTCCTAGCTTCTTATATATCACTTGGTAAGAATAATGATTCATTAACTTCACATATACCATATTCAGGTTTAAATGGAGTAGTATTGAACGATGACCTTTCAGACATTGCTTTTTGGGCTGGAGGTGATATGTTAGATATTACTACTTTAAAAAAAGACAGTAGTGGCAATTACTGGATGAAGAAAAATGATAATGGTGTTTGGGAAATAGATGAGACACTCAGACCTGCTGCTGCTGTTGATAGAATGGATGGTACTGGATACAGAGCTAATGGAAAACTACAATGGGATAAGAGTGGTAATGTAACTATTGATGGGGATTTTTTTACTCTTGACAATACTGATGTAAAATTCTCTTCTAGAGGACTTATTATAGGTGATGCTTTACTTGTTTGGGATGCAGATAATAGTGCTATTGTAGCAAAAAATTTAAAGTCTGATGCTATTACTAATATATTTGCAACTGGAGATATAGTTGCACAGACAATTTCTGATTATACAACAAGTGGTTCTATAGGAGGGGCTTCGTCAATAGGAGAATTAGTTGATGTTGAATTGACTAATGTGTCAAATA